TCGGCCTCCGAGTAGCTGAACGTGTAGTCGGAAGGCTCGCTGCCTCCTGCGATCTTCAGGAAAGCGGCGACGGCTGGAGCACTCGTGGCCTCCACCTTCTGCCGCCAGATCACCCGGCGGAACCCGGTTGGGACCGTGTCCCAGGTCGAGGAGTCCGCGTCCTCCAAACAGAGCAGCACCAGAATCACGTCACCGGAGGCAGTCCCGGTAGGCTTCGTCAGCACGACGTCAGCCGTAAGCGTTGTGACTACAGACTGGTTGCTGTCGATAAAGCTGATGGCCATCGCTGCGCGTTACGCCTCCAGCGGCTTCAGGTACAGACGCGCGCTCTGAATCTTGGCGATGTTGGCAGACGCGCCGACCTTCTTGTAGCCCAGCTCGAAGGTGTAGTTGTCGCCAGCCTCGACACCCTCCAGGTAGGCCACCGCGGCGCGAGTGTCGAACAGTTGCGCAGACACGACACCCTGGCCACGCTCGACACGAGCACCGCCGTTCTTCTGGATGTAGAAGTTGAGCTGGCACCCGGTGTTCGCCACCACGGCATCCACCGCAATCTCCGCCGACCAGACAACCTGATAGGCCCCGGCCGGCAGCTTGCCAGTGGTCAGGGTGACGCGTACGTCTTCCGTCGTTGTCGCGTTGGTCCCCGCGGCCTCGACCACCGCGCTCTGCAGGTCCGGCGCGAACGCGCCGCCAGTGTGCGCGACCACCGCGGCGTCGATGAGAGCCAAGTCGGCAGCCGTGGGCAGGCCGTTCCACGTCAGGCTCACGCTGGTGCCAGCACGCGACACCGTGGTCGGCTGGGCGCTGAGCGCAAGCTCACCAACCTCGGCCGCAAAGATCTCAACGTTCGGGTCACCACCGGCTCCCGTGAACTCGCTAGTCGCGTAGGTTCGGCTCGCATTCGTAGTCGCCATCGGTTGCTTCCTTAGCTCAGGTTGAGGGACGCGACGCCCCAGTAGTTCGTCCCGTCGTAAAAGAACGCGACCACGTCAGTGCCCGACGCAGTGAAGGACGGTGGAGAGCCACCTGGCCACTGAACGGTCGCGGGCCAGGTCACCGTGAACGCGCTCCCGTTGGTCAGCAAGAGCATCAGGTTGCACGGCCCGGCAGGCGCGGTGAACGTGACCGTTGCCGTGCCCGTCACGGTGCCAGACTGCTTCTGCCCGTCCGTCCAATCAATGTCGTAGGGGTTGCCCGTGATAGCGGCGTTGGTGATGACACCGTTGAACGTCGCCGTCTTGAGTTCGAGTGCGTCGTTGTTGTTGTGGGCGATGTCTGTGAAAAAATCCAGCAGCGTCGCCTGGAACGACGCGACCACGGTGTCGGAGCCGGTCAGGCTGATGTCGACGTTCGTGGTGGCTTCGATGTCGACCGTTGCGACCGCGCCGGTAGCCGCGGCTGCACCGTTCTCACCAACGAACAGCGCGCTACCCTCCACCCGCGCAACGACCCGCGGTGCTGCCCCACCATACGACCGAATCATCCCCTCGTCGGGAAGGTTGAGGTCGCCGGCCGTCGCCGTGCCGCCCATCTCGATGGAGCCGGTCTCGGTGACGGCAACGAGCGGAGTCCCTGCGCTCGTCTGCCACTCCTGCAGGCTGACTGACTGCGCCGGGTCGGCGCGCACAACCAGAGCAATATCGCCGGCGGTGATGTTGTCGACTATGACGGCGATGTCTTCCGCCGTACCGGCGATGAAGGCCGGTGCCGATGCGCTCTGCCGGTCACCTAGAAGATGGAGCGTGTGGTAACTGTAGAGCTGCGTGACGGTGTCGAAGCCATTCTGCAACCCGTTCGCTTCGTCACCAAACTGGAATCGCCCGGCCTCCGCACCTGGCCCCAGGTCGGTGAAGCCGATGATGCGCGGCGCTACTGGGCTCTGCGTACTGCCGTCAGTACTGCAGGTGATGTCACCCGGGACGTTCAGCCCCTTGTCGGAGTCGAGCGGGAGCCCGTGGACATCGACGGCGATGCGCCCGCTAGCCGCCGAGTCTAGCGCACGGCCAACTTCCACCCGGATATTGCCGTCAACCGGAGCAGTAGTCGTCAGCGCACCGGCAACTGTCGGAGAGACGTACAGCGTATTCCCTGCCGAGTATCCGCTGGTATCCGCCGACACCCCACCGAACGTGGTGACGATTCCCTCGGACGCGATACCGATGTCGTGAGTCGTGAGCCCGATGGCATAGGCCGTTGCATAAGCACTCGCCAGCGCTAGCGCGACAGTCGGGCGCCCAGTGTCCACACCACTGACGTAGACCGCGCTCCCGTCTGGAATCAGCACGCCCGTGTCGTTGTAGACACGCAGATACATCTCATGCCCGAGCTGCTGCGTCGTGGCTGAGATATCGTTGTAGGCAACGAGCGCATGCGCTGCGCTGTCGTACCAGACCAGGCCCTCACCGTGCGACGGCGGGGTCCCCAGCAGGTCCAGGTCGATGGTGCGGACGCCAGTGATGTTGTCCGTGGCGTCGATGTTGACGGTGCTATTGCGGATGACCTTGCCGGTCGTGTCGTCATACAGAGCGACGTTGCCCGCAACGGTTCCACCAGCCGGCCCCGTGACGTCGCCACCGCCGGCGAGACTGCCCACGGTGACGCGCTTCTTGGCGTTGGCTGCTGCGCTGTCCTCAATCACCAGCATGTCCGCGCCAACGGGGGACGCCTTCAGCGCGATGGCCGCAATCTCGCCAGCCACGTTGTCGTGAATGGCGGTGCTGTCCGCGCCGTCGTTCACGGTGGGTGACGGGTACGACCCGCCCAAGTCCCCGCTCGCCGCACCGTTGGGCGGTCGACTGTCGCCGCTGTCGTCCAGCGTGGCATCCGTCACCGCCGAGTTCAGCTCGGCCAGGGTGCCCGACCCAAGGTTCTCGATGTCGGTAGCGTGCGGGTTAGTGGTGCTCCCGAGGTGCGTGTCAATCTGCGCGTGAGTGTTGCTGCCACTGCCCGCGATGCTGTCGTGCACCAGCGGGTCGCCGCCGCCCGAGTGGTGGCTGGTGACGTGCGCTGCTGGGGTGTACCGCCCGTCCGGCTCCACCTCGACCGCAACGCCTGTCCCGTCGCCCTCCCAAATCTGCCCATCCGCAATGTTCGAGACGTCATTGGTACGTCCCGCGCCTTGCACGAGAATCTGCCCGAGCGTTGCGTGCGACCGCAGCACCTCGCCTATCCGCTGGATGCCAGCGGTCGCGCCAACCGGCCTCACATTGGTGAGTGTGCCTGCCGTCGTACTCACGTAGAGCGAGTCGCTCACGGCCCAGCTCGACGTATCCACGTTGGACAGCACACCGCTCGTGACGACGCTACCGTCGGCCGCCGACGTGAGGGCGGTAGCTGCCAACCCAATCGCGGGCATCAGCGCCGCTGCGTCTGCGTCGGCCAGCTCCACCTCCACCACGCTCAACCCACCGTTCCACCCACTGGCGTAGACTGGCGAACCGACAGCGATGGTTCCACCAGTACCCTTGCGAGCGGTGAGCACGAGCAGTGTGGGGTTGCCACCCGAAGCGAGTGCGGTGTCGATGCCGGAGAGGTGCTGCTCCAGCTGCGCACCGCCCGCCGCATAGTTGACGGGCGTATGCTCGATCTCGACTTGCTTACCTCTGGGCGTCGGCATGCGAACCAGTCGTGCTTAGAAGGCCAGGTAGTCCAGGTCGATACGGTCAGTCGTAGCCAACTCGAAGCCCACGATGGACCCGTTCCAGTGCAGCGTGTCGGTCGCCACGATGGCGGCGATGGCCCGTGCGGTTGCACCAGCGTCGCCGCTGAAGTAGCAGGCGCAGCCGGTCTTCACCCCGTCCCCGACTTTGTACTGCACGCCGTTGACGTGGACGCTGACCATGCCGTCCAGCGCCGGTGTGCTGGCAATCGCAGTCGCCGTGGCCGGGTCGTTGTCCGACGCGGTGAGACTGGCTGCCATGTCCTTGTTCGACGTGGTCTGGTGCGGCGCCGCGTGAACGTGGTCGCTGTGGTTGAAGTTGCCAGACGAGCCGTTCGCGTTGGACGTGCCTACGCTGGACGGTGACCCGACCGGGATGCCGTGCGTGTGGTCGGCGCGCGCGAGGTTGGCACTGCTGCCCTCCGCGTTCGTGTCCGCCACCTGTGCGTTCGCGGTAGGCGCACCCGTCGACACCGCGTGCTCGTGGTCGCCGCGAGCAGCTGTGTTGAGCGAACCGACAGCGGCGGTGGAACCCGCGTCGACCACGCCGAGGTTGCCGGGGGTTGCTTCATAGTCGACCTCGATGTCGTCCGCGTTGGCGGTGATGCCGGTGCCGCCAATGACGTTGAGCGTGTTACCGCTCTTGGTCATGCCGGTGCCGGCGATGATCGCGCCAGCGCCGCTGAACTGCGTGAACGTCAGCGCGTCGGTGCCAATGACGTCGGAGCCCTGGTCATTGGTGCACACCCAACCCGTGTCGGCGTCCGTGCCCTCTTCCACAAACAGGAACGCGCCGGCGAAGGTATCGCCCACCTGTGCGTCGTCCGTGCGCACCGCCGGGACCGCCGCACCCTTCCACAGATAGATGCCGTCCTGCGTACCAGTGCTCTGCTCGTCGGCCAGGAAGCGCTGGTCGAGCACCATCGCCACGCTGTCCACAGTCGCGCCAGGTGCGGCGAGGTTGATGTTGCCGTTCGCGCGCACCCGGACCGACTCCTTAATGTCGAGTCCCTGCGCAGCGGCGTCCACGTACGCCTTCGTCGCGGCGTCATCGTCCAGCGTAGGGGTCGCCAAGCCGGTGAGCTTGTTGTTCCCCATGTCCTGGTCGGCGGTGAAGGCGTTCGTGCCGGCCGTGACCACCACGTCGCTGCCCACCTTCGCGGCGGTGACTTGGTTGTTGCCGATGTGCGCCGTGTCGATGGCACCCGCTGCGATCTCGGTAGAGTCGACCGCACTGGGACCGATCTTCGCGTTGGTGACCGCGTCATCAACTAGGTTAGCGGTGTCGATACCATCGGCACCCGTTGCGATCTGCTTGCCCTTGATGAGTGCCATGGCTCACGGCTCCTGTTCTTCGTAGTCGAAATCAATCCTGTCAGACGTCTCTAGCTGGTAGCTCGCGAACGAGCCGACCCAGTGCAGCGTGTCGCCGTTCTCGATGTTGGCTATCAGGCGACGCGTCGCGCCGCCGTCGTTGGAGAAGTAGCACGAGCCCGGGGTCACACCGCCATCAGCTAGCTCCACTTTGTTCCCGTTCACAAAGACCTGCACATAGCCAGCGTTCGCGGGCTTCGTTGTGATGGCGCTAGCGGTGGCCAGCGCCCCGTCACTCACGGTGTTGTTCGCGACGAGGTTCTTGTCCTTCACCGTGTGCAGTGCGTCGGCAACGCCCCACTCCTGCCAGGTGATGGGCGCCACATCGACCAGCAGATAGAACTCGCCCGTGTCCAATTGCCGGCCCACCTTGCCGATGTCGTTGGCTACCAGGGTGAGCGACCCCAGGTTCAGGTCGATGCCTGCCAACCGGTTCGCCTCGTTGGTGAACTCGTACTGGTGGATGACGTGGATGTCACGGGGCCGTGCTGCGTCGTGGTACGTCATGGCCTCAACACCATCGCGTTCCCAGTGCTGCGCTGGATTGCGATGCTAGGCTCCTCGTGAACCGGCGGGTCGTGCGGGTTCCACCGAAGCACCAGCATCCGGTCCACGTCAAAGTCGGCCACGGCAGCAGCGCCCCCTTCATCGTACCAGTGCACCAGGAACTCGTCGGCATCCCAGGCGACGCCCATCTGTTGCACCCGCGCCGGCGAAGCCGGTGGGCTGCTGACAAGCTGACCGCTCGCGCCGAGGTAGTACGCAGCGCCAGGCACCAGGCCCGACACGACACCCGCCATGGGACCAGCGGACTGCACGAGGCAGAGCGTGCTGGTGTACTTCCGCGTGACGATGCCCACCGCCGGCCGGAACGGCGCAGCCAACGGGTCGGCCAACGCGACCTGGAGGTACACCCCGACCTTCGCACCGCTGACCTTGACGCAATCACCCACCGCCAAGCTCGGCGCGCACTGGGCCCGCCGAAGTAGCTTCTCGGCCCGGGGGACGGTTGCGGCGTTGATGAGACGCATGAGCCTGTCGCTATCCTACCCCAGACAAGGGGACGGGTGAAGGCTCGGCGCCGGTCAGACGTAGTCGCGAAGGAGGGCGCGGATGCGCGCAGCACTGGCCCCAGAGGGCAGAGCCACGTCGAGCTGCTCGGCCAGTTCCTTCATTTCCGCCTTGGTCATCTTGTCGATGTCCGGTTGGTCGGAAGTAGCCTCAACGCTGGGCGCGTCGTCGGCTGGGGGAACGGGCTTGGTCAGATCGACCTCAGTCGTGGCCTTCTCCATGCCGTCGAAGGCGCTCTTGCGAGCAGCCACCTTCGGCTCCGGCGCCACCGGTGCAGGCTCCACGCCTTGCATCGCCAGCCCCGAGAGTCCTGCGGCGGTCATGGCAGCAGCCAACTCCCGCCGCGACACCTCGCGAAACCGCTCCTCGGAAACGACGTCGAAGTAGGGTGCCCCGCTCGACTGCTTCAGCGGTGTGAGCTGCGCGGCACTGGCTTCGGGCATCTTGTACCACTTGCCAGCGATGAACAGCTTGCCACCGACTACGACGCGTCGTGCCAGTGCCTTCTGCCTCTTGTCGTAAGGTGTGACTCGTACGAATTGCATGACCTTTGCGCTCTGCCTTCCCCGCGCAGCACGCGACGCATCCAGACGCCGCGCCTACGCGCAAAGTCCTTCGACGTCTACGTGGACGTGTAGTTGGCGGGCGACACCTCGACCGCGGCAACGGTCACGGCGTCAGTCGCCTCGAACGTGATGGTGGCGACGCCTGCCGTGTAGGCCACCGAGTACTCGCCAGCGGCGAGAGCGCCCTCGACCTTGCGCACCTTCGCGCCGGCCGAAGTGGCGGTCGTTGCCTCGACCGCCAGCACACGGCCAGCGACCGCGAGCGTGACGACGTGGGTAGTGACCGTCAGGCCAGACAGCACGACAGGCGCGCCGTTCGCGTCGTCGGCCAGGCCGCGGAGGATTGCCGCCAGGTGGGGCTCACCGTGACCGCTGGGCTGAACGCCGACGCCGCCCTGAGCAAACTTCTCGGGGATGGTTGTCATCCGTCTGTCTCCTTCCTACCGATAGCGCGCAACGCAGAGCGCCGCAGGCTACTGGACGAGAACCGGGACCTTGATGCCGGTGTAGGCGGCGAGATTCGCGCCGTTGGCGACCTCGACCATGGTGTCGTCCACGTAGAAGTGGAGCGTGCCGTCGGCGGCGACCTTGGCGTAGAGCGGCGTGGTGCCATCACTCACGACCACCTGGAGTCCCTGGACCACGACGTAGTCGTCCAGCTCCGCAATCTCGTATCCACCGGCGGTGGCGGGGTAGCTGGCGTCCAGGTCGACATCCAACTCCATGCACCGGAAGGGCGCCGAGGGCTGGCCTCCGCTGATGATGGTGCTGTTCACTGTGTGAGCCATGTCTCTGTCTCCTCTGTCTTGCTGCTGAAGCCTTGCGTTGCGTTGCGCTGGAGCGGGGCCGCGCTACCGCGACCCCGCTAGGTGCGCGATCAGACCGCGACGATCCCCGTGGTCTTGACGGCCGCCGTCTCTTCGGCCCACTTGAAGTCCACCCGCGCAGTCACGACGATGACGTACACGCCAGCCGACACGTCCTTGTCCGTGTCGACGCGGATGTTGCGCCACACTCCGAAGAGCATGTTGCTGGGGTCGGCAAAGAGCAGCTCGGTCTCGTTGGTCGCACCGCCGAGGTTGACCGGGAAGACGGGGACGCCCATGACGGGACTGCCACCGAAGCCGCGGTTCTCGGGCTGCACGACGTGCTCATCGCCCAGCACGGTCGCCCGGTCACCCAAGCTCTCGTGATAGTCGATCACCGCCTCGTCGGCCGTGATGTACGCCATCGAGCGCTTGTCACGGCGGAACTCCGAAGGCATGGCCTTCAGCGTATCCTTCAGCACCGGACGAGACAGCGTCGCGCCGCCGCCGAGCACGGTGTTGGAGGTGGTCTGCACCAGGAAGCCGTCGAGCACGCTCATCAGGCTGTCTGCCGAGGTGAGGTCGCCGTTGACGGCCAGGTCTTCCAGGTCCAGCGCGATGCGCTCGGCCAGGGTGTCGCGCACGGTGTTCTCGAAGTTACCGCGCTCGATGCTGTCCTCCATGGCCTCGAACGAGATGCGCGTCTCGGCCTTCACGAGCTGGGCATCCAGCTCCACCTTGGAGGTGTCGGGACGGCTCCGCTGCGCCTCACTCAGCGCGGTGGCCTCGGTGCCCTTGCGGAGAGCGCGCGACCCGTAGCGAATCTTCTCGCGCAACTCCTTCGGCGCACGCATGTCAACGCGCGTCATCTTCTGCATGAGCACGCTGGCGTCGATGGCCAATCGGATGAACCGATCCGCTTGCGCTGGTTCGAGCAGCCCACCCGGCGCCAACTGCGCGACCAGGAAGTCCGCCTTCTGGACGATGCTTCGATTGTCTTCCATCTTCCTGTTCTCCGTTTTCTGAGGCTTCCTAGTGCGCGGCCTCGTTCACCAGACCCACGGCCCGCCAGCACTCTTCCCGCCGTTCGGCGGGACGCCTGGTGAACCAGCGTTCTCATCTGCACGGCTCGCCGGAGGTTCCGGCGTGTCGGCAAGTTTCTTGACCTCGGCCTGCAGCTCGTCCACGCGCTTCAGCACGTCTTCCACTGCCGGCAGGTTCTCGGCCTTGTCGTTGCGCTTGTCGGGCGGGCCGGCGTGCCCGACGCTGGTGTCGCCCGGCTCCTTGTCGGGCGGCTGGGGCGTGGTCTCGGCCACGCGCTTCTCCGTGCCGTCGCCGGCGCTGGCTTCGTCGTCCAACTCGCCCAGCAACTCACCCAGAGTGTTGACCGCGTTGCGCATGCGGCGCAGCCGCACCCGGCTCATCTTGCGGCCGGCCTTGGAGAGCACCACGACGCCGGTCGCAATGGCCTCGGCCATCTTCACGACGCTCTCGTCTGCCTCGATGTCATCAGCCGAAGCACCGGGCTCGGTGTCAGCATCGGCATCCACGTTCTTGGCAGCAGCCGCGTCGGCCGCGTCCTTGTCCGCGTTGTCCAGGTTGCCCTCGCCAGGCGCCGCACCGGCCGCGTCCTTGCTCTGGTCCTTGGCGCTGCCCTCGGGCGGGGTGTCGTTCTTGCTGGTGTCGTCGGCCTTCGCGGTCATGTCGCCGTCTCCCTTGGCTTCGCCCGCAACCGGGCTCGGGTACTTCTCGACCAGCTCGTTCAGCGTGGCTGCGAGCTGCCTGATCTTCACCACGGTCTCGGCAGTCAGCTCCTCGCCGTCCGCCGCCTCGGCAGACGTAGCGCTGGCCACATCTGCCACCACATCGAGCACCTGCGATGCGGTGCCGTCGCGCTTCAGCGCCTTGCCGACACCGAGCATGCGGTTGCCCATGTCAGCCAGCTCGTCGGGCGAACCAACGTCGGCAATGAGTGCGATGACGCGCGCGAGCACGCCCATCTTGTCGGCAAACTCGCTGCCCAGTCCGCTGAGCTTCTCGGCGGACAGCGCCTCGGGCGCCTCGTCCCCCAGCACCTTCGAGATGAACTTGGCCAACGACTTGGCCGCCATCTCCTCTTCTTCCATCTCCTCGCCTTCGACGTACTGCTCAGGCCCAGTCTCACCACCATCAGGGAGACTGTGCGTGTGCCCCTCGCCGGAAGCGCTACCAGTCTCACCGCCGTCCGGCAGACTGTGCATGTGCGGGCCCTCGCCGGCTTCGCCAGTCATCTCGCCACCCGGCAGACTGTGAACGTGCATCTGCTTGGACACCGACACGGCGTGGTCGTCCAGCACACCGGACAGCATGGCGCCGACACCGGCGAGCGCTGCAGCCAGGTCTGCGGGCAGCCCAGCGCCATCGGCTTCCAACTCATCCGCACCCTTGACCGCGTGGACCACTGGCACGAAACGCTCCAGCGCGTTGGTCAGCGTCAGCAGCAGAGCTGCCTTGGTCGTTTTGGAGAGTTCGAGCTTCTGCACAGCGCTGTCTGGATTGCCCATGTTGTCACCCTGCTGCTTCACAACGAGAAACCGCCGCTTGTTCGCGGCGCGGTCTACCAGCGAAACTTCCTCCACCAAGATATCGCGCAGACGAAAGCGAGCACCACTGACCTTCAGCGCGCCGAGCGCAGCCTCGATAGCTGCGTCTGCCTTGGAGAGCTGCATCCATCGCCTCTGTTGCGAACTGTACCTCTATGTCAACCTCTCGCGCAAGGCGGTCCCGCCGATGGAGAAGCCGGTGAACTCTCCAGCTTGCACGTCGGCCCACAGTTCGTCGTCCTGCACGCGCACTCCCATGAGCCAGGTGCCCATCGGGAATGTCTCACCTCCGTGCGCCTCTTTTGCCTTGGTCACGTAGGTTTCGAGCACCTGGACGCCATCCACAGGACGTCCTTTGTGCATGACCTTGAACTGCCCACCGAACAACTCCATAAACGAGTGCGCCGCCTTCCGCACTTCGTCGGCCGAGTAGACCTCGCCCTGCGCGTCCACCTCGTCCGGCACCAGCACGACGCCGAACACGAAGCGCTCCTCCTTGGCGCCGCCAGTGTCGGCGGTGCTGTCCTGCTTCAGCAGGCGCACATTCTTCTCGACGCTCTTGCTGAGCTGGTCGCGCAGGCCCGCCGGGAGCAGCTTGTCCAGCGGGTCGTCCGAGTCGAACGACGGCACCACGCCAAACCGCAGCTCGGCACGCACGATGCGCTCGTGCACTCGCGCTCGGCTGCGCGCCTCCTGGTACGCGTCCGCGTTCTGCTTGAAGCGGGTGCGCGCATTGCGAGCACGCTCCACCGTGTCCACCGGATACTTCAGGTTCACCGGGTCGCCATACTGACGCAGGTCAGTCGGGAACCCGGCGGGGAACGACAGCGCGCTACCCGCGTCGAGCACCTCGATACCGAACTGCCGGCTGCGTGCCTTGCGCGCTGCGTCAAGCTGCTCGCCGGACATGCCCTCGCGCGGTGCCTGCTTCGACACCTGCATCGTCACGCCGCACTCGGGGCACGGTGCCTCGGGGTCGAACGTGTCCGCATCCGCCACCGTACCGTGGCCGCAAACGTCGCAGCCGCCCGCACCCGAGTACTCGAACCCGTCAGAGGTGCGCATCTGCACCAGCTCTCGCGCCGAGTGTGGCACCAGGACCAAGTCGAACAGCGGAACGTGAGTGCTGATGGGGCCGCCCATGTCGTCCTTCACGAACTGCACCCGCTGCGACAGCCGCGGTGGCAGCGCGCGGCCGAGGCGCACCTTGATGACGTGCTCGGTGGCCTCGTCAAACGGGCCGCGCACCAGCAGGTCGACGTCGTTGGGCGACATCCCGTGCTGCGCCACCCCGCCCACGAGGAACACCGCCGGCGTCCGCAACGCCATCGACTTGTCCAGCGCGCTCAGCACCTCATCCAGCAACACTGGGTCGTCGGCGTGCGCCGCCTTGCCACTCGGGTGCACGGTGGCGAACCGCTTGACCACCTCGAACGCGTCCAGGTTGCCGCCTTGCGCCGCCACGGAGAGCGTCGCCAAAGTCTCCAGCAGGAACGGCTCCTCCACGTTCATGTCCAGGTCGAGCGTGCGATGGTTCGCCTCGGCCAGCACGAAGGCGTGAGCGTTCACAATGTCAGCCTTCTCCACCGCAACGGTGTCGCTGTCGTGCAAGTCGCACAGCTCTCCGCGCAGCGTGGCCAACGACTCGTCGGACAGCCCGCGCAACCGCTCGGCGCTCGGGTTCTCCGCGAACCAGGCAGCCGGCGGCGCGTCCAACTCGATGTCGGTGGCGAAGTCGATGGTGCTGCCGAAGCGCTTGCCCAGTGGCGCACGTCGCAGCTTCAGCGGTGGGTCGAACTGGGCCAGCAGGCGCAGCGGGATGTAGAACAGCTCCCGGTCCTGCTCGGCGTAGTCGGCCCGAGTAGCCTTGTCGACCCCGCTGCGCAGCCCGCCATCCAGGGCAGCCAACGAGGCAGCAGGCACCGGGCCGCCCTGGCTAACCACGCCCCAGACGCGCGCTGCTGCGCCGCGACCGGAGACGAGGGCCTGCGCATCCCCCAGCCGTGCGACGCGGCTCCGGCGCGCCAGCAGCCCGGCAGACTGCCCTGCTGTCAGGCGCTTCACCACGAACTCGGGGTCGGGCACCTTGAGCGTCTGCAATTTGCCCTGAGCAAGCGCCTCTTTCCCTAGACACACGCCATCCTCTGTGTCCTGCGACTGGCCCAGCGCCGCGGCTGCGCCATCCAGTGCCTTCGCTAGCCTGGCTTCGATGTCGGTCATGGCTTCACTCCAGTCTGCGGGCTCCAGCTACGCTCCGGCGGCGGTGGTATCCACGGTGTCCCGTCCAGCTCCGAGCGTAGCGCAGCCGGCAAAAGGTCAATCGCGTGGTACGACGAGAACCCACACTCAGCGCGCATGGCAATGAACCAGTCCCAGCACAGCTCGGCCCGACGCCGCACCTCGCGTTCGGTCGCTTTCAGCTCTCCAGTGATGCGCCCCTGCAGACCAGCGGCCTTGCGCGCGTCCTCGTGAAAGCTGGCCGCAATGATGCGGGTGACCGCCGCCTCGACCGCACGCATCTTGTTCGGGTCGACCAGTTTTGCGATGACGTCCAACTTGTTCGACATGACTACACCTACATGACAGGGAGGGTGAGGCACCGACACAGACCGTGCGCCGGCGGCGACTTGGTCGCACCTGCCGTCTGCGGCGATGTGACCGTGGTGAATTGACCACGCGCATTGTCGCGGCCGACTGCGCTCTGGTCCACCGAGGCAAGCATGACGCCGACCGGACCGCCGCGCTCGGTGGGTGCGACGTGGATGGCACCCTGGAACTCCCGATAGAAGGGCATGTCGGCCATGATGGCCTGGTCCGGCGGGCGTCCCGGCGCACTGGCCCCCTGAATCTGGCTGAGCGTCTGGCCTACGTCGAACACCTCGCCGTGGAGGAACCGGCAGATGTTGCAGGTGGCGCCATCCATCACCGCCACCCACTCGCAGCGCGCAATCTTCGCGTCCTTGTAGCCGGTGAGCTGGCCATAAGTGGACGAGCGCACGACCGAGATGGAGGATAGGTTGCTGAAGTAGGCGGCTGTCCTGCCAGTGACCCGCGCCGCGAGCGCGGTGTGCAGTCGCGCCCCAATCACTTGGTCGTCCAACCCGAGACGCTGGCCGCCCTGCAGAATGGACAGCGCGTCCCTCTCGACAAAGACATCCACGCGCCGACCGTAATCGTCGCTCACGAAGAACGGCATATTGCCATTGAGCCGCCGAATCGAAGCGGCGTCTGGCTGCGTGAAACTCTCGGGGATGCCAAAGAGCTTGGCGCGTCTGCTCCGCTCGGCCACGCCGAACAAGGTCTGCCCGGCCTTGGTCGTAGTGGCCGTCATCTGCGTCGTGGTGCCGACCGAGGCAATGGCTGCGCGCGTTGTCTGGTACACCGCCTCCAGCTGCGCCGGCGCCAGCGTTCCCCACTGCGTTCCCAGGTACAGGTCCAGCGTCACCTCTAGCTGCGCCACCTCGCCCACTCGCGCAGCGCGCACCATCTCACGCGACAGCTTCTTCGCCAGCAGCGCGCGGTCCCTGCGCTTCAGCGGGTCGAGCACCTTGCGGGTGTCCACGCGCTCGACCACGGTGGGGAAGTACCAGCGCCCCGACGCAAGCTGGAGACAGCCCTTCAAGATGCACGCTTCTTGTCCCGTGCTGCGCGCTGCAATCTCAGCGCGCAGCGCCGCCTCCTTGGCGCTACCGCACCGCACCAGGGAGCCATGACCACGCGAGTACACCGCCAGGGCAGCAGCGTCGCGCGCCACTGGCCTGTCGAGCGACAGGTGCACTGGGGACAGCGCTGGCACCTCTTGCCAGGGCGGCCCCAGGACACCACGCGCGGGCTCAGCCGCCGGCGATGTTACGGCGCTTCCGGCCACCCGTCACCCTCACGTTCACGCTGGCTGCTGCGCCCAGGACGACAGCGGTGGCTCGGAAGCTGGCGAAGTGGCCCTCGACAGGCACCTCGGAAAACGCCTCCGGCACCAACACTCCAGTGGTCGCCAGCGCAATCCACTCACGCGGCGAAGCACCAGCAGGCACCGCGAGCAACGGGGTGAGCGTGACCGACGTGCCAGCCCCTCCCACGAACGAGGGGTAGACGCGCACCGTCTCCCACTCCCGCGCGTCAAGCACATGGTCGGCAGGCGTACCAGCATCGTCGGGCGTCCAGGTGCCCGCGTCGGCGGCTGTGAGCGCGTCGCGAATCGACGGCGCTGCGTCAGGACTATAGAGCCTCTTGTTCGGATTCATTGTACTCCTCCACTTCGGCCTCAACGCGAGCTTCGTTGGTCAACTCGCTATCAGCCAGGTCTCGGGATGCGTCCAGTGCTGCGTCGCCCTGCGCTGCCAGACGGTTGGCTTCCTCCTGCAGCGCAGCAAGCTCGTCCTCTTCCGGCGTGGTCGTACCAGTCTGCGGACCGCCGGGCCGCACGCCTGCCAGCGTGAGAGCAAGCGGCTGCTTCGCCCAGAACTCCGTCAGCGGCTCGAAGGACTTGCCCATCACGTCAGAGGCAAGCTCGCGCCCCTCGTTCAGCGTGAGCACACCGCGCCGCACCAGGCGTTCGATAATCTCAGCCATCGCCTCCGGGTCGCGAGTGCGGTGGCCGTTGCTGCGGAACTGCCAGAGCGACACCTCCAGCGCCGGCAGGATGCGCCGGTTGAACTGCGCGTCGAAGTCCTTGCGCTCAGGCTCGAACACCTGCTCCTCCGCAAACCGAAGCGAGGCCACGGCCGTCGCACGGTTGAAGTCGCGCACGTCGCCTCGCATGAGACGCGGCAGACGGAAGCTGGAACCGATCTTGTCGATGTTGCGCTCGTCGTACTTCTGGAACAGCGAGTCGCCCTTCTGCAACTCGCCCAGCCGCTCGAAGGCCAGACGCGGCATGGCACCGTCACCCGCGAGTTGCTGCGCCTCACTGGGCTTGGCTTCGATAATGAGAATCTTGTGGAAGTTCTGGCGGCCCTTCAAGTTGTCTCGAATATAGGTCTCGATCTTACTCACAGCGTCGTCGCCCAGACCACCGCCCGAGACGAGCAGCGCCAACGGCGGAATCGCCTTGTTGTCGAAGTAGTCGTAGTTCACTTCGTCGGCTGCGCGGCTGCCCAGCACGGCGAGCAGGTTACCGAACCATCGCGGGATGCCGTACGCCTCGCCAGGGACGGACAGCTTGTGATGGATGATCTCCGTGGCGGGGAGGTCGCCCTTCGGCTTCTTGTCGTCGGCCTCGAACGCCCTGGCGTCCTTGTAGATCTTGCCCGTCATGCGCGACACGGTGCGCGGGTCACCGTACTCCTTAAACCAAACGACACTCCGCTTCGCGCCGCCGACCGCCTGCACATAGCGACGGAAGAACCTGTACTGCACGACCTCTGCAAAGCCGAGCGGCCCGGCTGGCACCTTGTCCACCACCTTCGTCGGCTGCGCGTCCAGCGTGGTGAGGCTCACGGTAGTCGCGGGCACCAGGATGAAGCGGGCCGGGCGGTTGATCTTGTTCCGCAAGACCTCCCAGTAGGCATTGCCCAGAATCTCTTGCTGCTGACGCGTGGAGCGACGCAGCGACACGAACGACCCGTCCGGGTTCGCGTTCTCAAGGAAGGCGCTAAGCCGCACCTTCTCCAGCCGCGCGCGCTGGCGGAGCTGCTTCATCATCTCCTCCACCTCGTCGTCGGTGGGGAGCTTGGCGTTGCCAGAGACCTGATCGTTGGCTGCCCACGCTGCCTCGCGCACCTGCTCCTTCACGTCGGGGCTGTCGAAGTCCAGCACGGGCTCCAGGCGGTAGCCGAGCCCGTCGATGTTGGTCATATAGGCTTCGATGTTCTGGTTGAGCGACCCGCTGTTCTCCCAGATACGCAGCAGCGTCGCCGGCGAGACAGGGGGCGCAATGGTCGTCCCGCTCTTCAGCAGCGCGTTCAGCTTGTCCTGCTCCTCGGCTTGGCTGGATGCTGGCGGCTCAACCCCTGCACCAAGGACGTGGACCTTGAACACGGCATCGCGCTCGGCCTGCTTGTCCTGGTCTGTCTGTTCCTGGTCTGACATCGTACCTTCCTTCACACGCCGACAACGCGCGCGCTGACTTGGTTGCTCATGCCTTCGCTGCGCCGCGCAATCTCTCGCGCAAACCAGCACGCCATCAGGCGGTCACCAGTGTGCGCTCGCGGGTCGTAAAAGAGAAGCTCCTGAATCCAACGGTCCACCTGAGCGTGACGCGTGCGACCATTGTGTGAGGGGATGACCCAGCGCCCAGCAGCGAACTCGGCGGCGATGCTCTCAACGCCGAACTCGGGGTGCGCCTTGTTCTTGCCAGTGGTGAACGGCAACACTGGCACCGTCACCTCCTGCTGACGAACGAACTGTAGAATGAAGTCCTGGGCCGCATTGTTCTCGACCACGACGATGCTGCCGAAGCGCTGGTGCGTAGAGATCACCCGGTCCACAATCTCCGGGCCGGTCCACTTGCCAGCTTGGATGTTGACCACCTGGCGCCGCCCGTCCGGGCGCTGGTACAGAGTGAACAGACAAGTCTCGTCGGCGGCTGCGTGACGCTGCACCGCGAGGTCGACCCCGGTGAAGAACTTGCCAGGGTGGTCGCCCGAGAAGTAGTCGCCCGCGTCGCCCAGCAGCCGGGCGGTCGCCTCCATCTCGTCCTGGTCTGCGGCTTCCCACCAGTCCGGGCGCTGCTCTGGGTTGTCTGTAAAGAAGTCGCGCACCGTTGTCGCGTGGCTGCAGCCCTCGCCGTTGGCGATGCACTGGTCAATCCACTCCTGCTTGAAGCGACTCTCACTGTCGTCGCGCGCCTTGCAAAGCATCTGCCGCGCAAACTCCAACGGGCCCAACTCCTGACGCTTCGCCTCGACGCGTTCGAGCGGCCATCGCGCGGGCCAGATGGGCTGGCCGCTGGTGTCCAGCACCGGAGTGCGCACCGTGTGCCACATCTTCTCACGCTCCCACCGGTGCATGATGTCGTCGGGGTGCCAGGCGGTGCCGATGCAAATGACCTTCGCGTTGGCGGTGAGACGGCCGGCGAAGGTGGCGAGATACCAGTCCCACAAGTCCTGACGCTGTCGCGGCGTGAGCGTGTTCTCGTAGTCGAGAATGTCGTCAAGTATGACGAGGTCGAGACGGGCGCCGAGAATGTTGCCGTGCACGCCGACGGCCTGCACGCTGGGGTCTTTCTTGATGGTGTCGCACTTGACGTTGAAGTAGGCGTTCGTCCACGGCTCGTCTGGCTTCAGCTCGGGAAAGATGCCCTGGAGCATCTCGCTGTGCTCGATGTACTCGGCCACCGCGCGCACCGACTTCTCCGCCTGGTGATAGGTGTTGCTCACCAGCGCGACGCGGAGGTTGCGGTTGCGCCCCAGCTCCCACATCGTGCGACCGATGCTGAACTGGTTCGTCTTGCCGCTCTCGATGTGGGCGAACAGCACGACGCGGTCGTTCTCGGTCACCGCATTGTGCCAGGCGACGTGACAGTCTGCCTGGTCCACCGGGTTGCCGGTGAACTCGTCGCGCATGACCATCTCGATGAACGTGCTGGGGTCCTGCTGAGCCAGCGTGACGCGACTGCGGCGGGCGGTCTGTACCTCATCCGCCCACCACGCTGAGCCGTCTTGCGTCTGTTGCATCCTTCGCCCTTGACCCGACGTGCCTCTACCTGGCGCGGTTCTTTTCGCGCGCTGTCCAAAGTATCACCGCCCGCCCCGCACGGCTAGCCGCTCAACGCACCGTCGCGAACGCTTGCACCTGCCTCATCTGTTGCGGTAGACTACAGATGAAACCATGACCGACCTCGCCACCGACCTCCGGCAGACCTGGCATTCGCTTGACGCGCTGCGCACCGCCGCTCGCGCGCTCCCGCCCGACGAGGCGGCCAAGCTCCACCGGCGCTGGGAGCAGTGCGGCATCGCCTGGCGACGCGCACGCAAGGCGTCCACAGCCGAGGGGAAGAAGCAGGCGCTTCGCGTGGCGCTGTCCGCGCTGGGCACCTGTCTGCGCGCTGCGTCGGAGGCCGGCCTACCTGGGGAGCTTCTCCATGCACCGACCGTCCGCATCAAGGCCCTCTCCGCAGCAATCGAGCGCGCCTACCCGCCACCGCCCGAACCAGCGCCCCAGAAGCGAGACGCCACCATCGGGCTTCGCTACAAGCGACGACCACCCGCTCGCTAGCCTGCTGAACGCTGCATCGGCCGCCAATCAAGCCAGCGGCGCCGTGCATAACATAGCGGCGCATGTCGACCGCGCTGCAACGACCGAGGCGTGGAACGGCGCACACCGCGCGTTCCTGTACTGCCGATGCGAGGTGCGCAAGCGCCACGACGAGAAGGCCCTGGAAGGAGCACACCGCATGGTGACGCACCTGGAGGCGCTGCTCGTGCTGGCGCGCCAGGCGGACCGCTGGCCCGACCACCTGGCCGCCGGGGAGCGCACCCTGCTCCGGCTACGCGAAGCCCTCGCGGGGGCCGCACCATGACCCGCGGCCGGGTCCGGTGGGTTGCGAGCCAGGTGCTCGACCACTTCACCAGGGCCGGCGGTACTGCGACGAGCACCCTGCTCTTCGCCAGCACAGCCCTCGCGGTGCGCCAGGAGGAGCAGGAGCAAGCGGTGCGCCCGGTGGACGTGCGCCACCTCGGCGTCGTGGTGAACGAGACGCGCCGACTCCACGCCACGCTGGGCGGGCCGCCCCACGACGTCGCACTGGACACCGTGCTGGACAAGGCCGAGGCCGAGCTGGCTGTGCTGGGCACCGCCGCCGCCATGCTGTCGGACGGGATGTAGCGTGTTCGGGAATGTGGAGCTGCTACCGCTGGACGAGCTACGCCCTCAGTTCGAGGCGCTGCTGGCCGAGCTGCAGTTCGTGTCGGGAAGCTGGCCAGTGAAGGACCGCATGGTACAGGCGTTCGCCGCCGCAATCGCACGGCCGAAGACGCCGGCCACCTTCCGCACCGTGACGTCGGCCGTGTTTCAAGCACGCATCTTTCTCGACGGCACCGGTGAGAACGGCGCGCGAGCGCGTGAGCTGTGCGCAGAGCTGTGTGACGCGATGCAGGAGTATGAAGGCGCTGCGCGGCTGCTGCTGGTAGACTAGCGCGGGTGGACAAGAGGCGATGCGAAGCAATCAGAATAGACGGAACACCGTGCACCAACATCGCCACGCTCCTTCGCGGCGGTCGGCGGTTGTGCCGCATGCACGTCCCGCGGAAGCGGTGCACGCTGTGCGGGATGCTGAAGCCGCTGAGCACGTTCGACCTGCGCGGACCCGGCCTGTGTCGAGCCTGCACCAGCGAGGAGGAGCACCCCGGGGAGCAGATCAGTTTGCCCGGGCGCAGCGCGAAGCGTCCCGGGAAGCTGTGCGGAGTCTGCTACGACCTACCGCACCGACGGAAGACCCCAGTGTGTCCCGGGTGCAAGCTCCCGCCAGGCGAGTCGACCTAGCACGCGTCGCGGGGCAGGCGCTCGGTCTGGCGCTGACACAGCCGCTCATCGTGGCGATGGACGGTGCGACCTGGCTGCTGCGCACACTGCGTCGAGTCGGCGGGCCGAACAAGAGGTAGGCGGCGCAACGCATAGTCCCGCGCGTTCGCGCACTTACGAACGACCCATGACGCACCGTGTCAGCAGTAACCTTGACCGCGCGCGCCTCGCGTGGCTACCGATGGCGGAACTGGGGAACCTGCGATGCTTACGACGAAGGGGTGAGCCATGCCGAACGTATCGACACTTGAGACTCTCGTTGGTCTAGCCGTGCTGGCCGTCGTGTTGCCGCTGGGCCTCTGGCTCTGGCGCAAGGCCGAGGTCGCGCGCAAGGAGCACGAGACCGCGGAACTGGCCGAGCTGGAGAAGGAACGCAGCGCAGCGCGCGCCGTCAGCGTGCGCCAGGGCACGCACGACGGTGACGGGCGCCGGCTGTGCATCACCTGCCAGGACAAGGTGACGCGCGCCACGCAACCGCCGTTCCTGGTGAGGCAGAGCGAAGGCTGGTGGGACCTCGTGCGCCGCACCTTCGGGGCGCCCGCCCGCTACATCATCTCGCAAGCCAAAGACGCGACCAAGGTCTACTGCGAACTCTGCGCCACGCTAGTTCGGATGGAGCACGAGGAGTACGTCCTACGCTACGAGAAGAAGTTGCGCGAGGGGCGCAAAGACGCAGCCCTTGAGCTGCGTCGCTGGCTGCGACATGGCTGCAACGACGTGGTCGCTGCCAACATCGAGAAGCATGACGAACGCGTCCGCGCCGTCGAGCCCCAGCCGAAGCGCGCCACCGTCACCACCTTGCACGCGAACGGCGACGGAGGCTGAGTGCAACGCGCCATCCCGGCGCTACTCCTACTCGTCGCCGCACTGGGCTTCGCGCTGCCCAGTGCACAGGCGCGCGACGTGTCGGTGCGCCGCGTGGAACGTGCGTGGAAGGAAGCGTGCCCACACCTCAACCCGGCGAAGGCCAAGCTCTGGGCGGGCATCCTGCAGAAGCAGGCGCGCGAGCGTAGCTTCTGCCCCTACACCGGCATCGCCATTGTCTGGAACGAGACGGGGCGCACCTGCAACGAGACGCTGACGTTCAAGCATCACTCGGGCTTCTACGTCGGGCTGGGACAGATCAACGCCTACCACCGGAAGGCATGCCGCGACGGAGGGCTGCAGTCACCAGGGTGTCGCGCACGGATAGCCGAGCTACAGAACGGCGCATACAATCTGCGGCGCATGGCGGCGAGCATCACGGCGAACCGCAAGATGTGTCGGAAGCGCACCGGTCACTCGGCGCTGTTCGCTCGGTGGCTGTCGTCGTACCAGGGCTTCAACAATTATGCTCGCGGCGGACGCTCCGGCGTCTGGTGCAACATGAGGAAGGACAGGCGAGGGCGATGGCGAGACGTCAAGGTGCCGAAGCTCACGCGGAAGGTGATGCGTTACCGGCGCCACCTGCTTCGCAAGTTCAAGTAGTCTACCCGCCGCTGGTCTTCTCGTTCGAGCCCGAGGACGCGCCCGAACAGCAACTGAGCGACCGTACGGTGGCCGCACTGCCGACCGCGCTGCTGGCCTTCCTGTTCTTGCTGCTGGTGATCTTGGCTGTGCTGCGAGTGGTCACCCGGTACGACCCGGACGCCAGGCCCGACACGCTCTCATCGAACGCGCTGTGCACGCTGGACGCCCGCCGCATAACCTAGCGCCATGGGACGCAAGCTGAAGGAAGACCTGCTGGTGATGTGGCTGCGTGACAACGCCAAGCGCTGTCTCACCGAGGCACGCAAGGCACGCGCGGCCACGAAGCAGCCGACCATGTCGTACGGTGCGTGTGTCACCGCCCTGGCCGAAGCGCACGAGGCGGCGGCGGAAGTGTACGCAGCAGCGGCCGACGTGGCCGCCGGTGGCAGCCGGCCGCCGGCTCCGCCGCCTTGCACGGTGGGCGACGACGGCGTGGAGCTGACGCTGGTGAACGGATGTCGCATTGTCAGCCACGGCGAAGACCGTGTGGCGGGCGGCGACGTGCATGTGCTCGACGCGACCGGCCGCGAGATCGGCTTCTGGTCAGCGGACGAGTGGCGCGACGACCCCGAGGTGGTGATGGGCGCGCTGCTGTGCTGCGCGGCGCAAGGGTGCACGGCCGACGAACTTGCACCCGACACCGAACGCGCGTCATCATGCGCGCAAGATGACGAGCAGTAGCGGCCTCCCCGAGATGCAGTCGTGCGCGACTGGCTGGTACAGGTACGACGCCCTCCGCGGGCCGGTCCCCTGCACCGAGCGGCCGGCTCGACTGCGCCGTGCTGGGCGCATCGCCGTCGTCCACCCGGTGCACGCTGGGCAGTTCCACCTCTGGGTATGCGACACCGACCAGAGCTACTGGGCCACACGCATCCCGGGGGACGCATAACCTGGCAGGGTGGACACCCTGGCTACTTTGGCCGGCCACGACACGGGGAGGTAGAATGGCCCTCATGCGCAGCAGACAACCGATAGAGCAGTGGGGCGCCGTGCTGCACATCACGCGCGAGGCGGAAGCCATCACGCGCCGCCTGTACTACACGGTCGAGCAGATGCAGGAGACCGCACCGTGCGACCAGGAGCTTGCGCTCGAACTGGCACGCTCCCAGGTGCGCACCGCGAACGCTGCGATGTGCGCTGCGCTGAACACGCTGGAAGAGGTGTGCCCGATGCCCAGCGTGCGCCCGCCACACAAGCCAGCCGGGGAGCTGTGACCACCGACCGTTGGCAGCTGGACCGCTTGCCGAAGGAGGTGCTGTGCAACTGCATCGCCTCGGTCAACGGTGCGGTTGCATGTGGCGACGTGGCCAGGGTGCGCCGCCTGGTGCTGGACTGGCACCAGACCATCGTCGCAGCAGTGGCACCCGGCCCGCATCAGCGCCCGATGCTGGAGTGGCTGGCGGCGGCCGAGGCCAGGGCGGCCACGCACACCAGGCCGGCCCGGGCCGCCGGCTGGCTGCGCCGCCTGGTGCGGCGGCGGCTGGG